CCGTGCCAAGAACCACCGCAAGGCCCACGACAAATGAGCCGTATGTTTTGAGTGGCGCTGACGCCAAATGCGCTAAACCAGAGCGAATGAGTTCGACGAGCCGCATGACACTACTCCCACGAATGCGCCCTCCGTGGCAGGTGATCAAGCCGGTTCTATGACCTAAATCGGATGATTCATTTGCGTCAGTTCTAGAAAAAATCCGGTTGAGCCCTTCTTCAACGTTTATGACACGCTTCGACAAGAATCAACAACAAATCAATATGATTTGATGGGAAGTTGACAGGAAGGCGGCATCGGTTTCTATAAGTGGTGTTGCGACAACAACTTGCGACTTACCGCAAATTCCCCAGCCGATTGTCAGGCCCGCACAACACACCGATGCTCGCATCTACAACCAACCCTAAAGAGGGGTGTCAGGGATTTCGCGTTGCGGCTCGATTCCGCCCACACCGGCCACAGCCCATTCGCTTGGGAGACTGGTTGGACTGAGCTGGGGACATGATCCTGACTCGACAACGAGCCTTTACTCGGTCGGGAGGAAAGGGCGTCCGAACTACGAGCCCGCATACTCGGCATCGGACAGCGTTCTCGATTTGTTCAAAGTCGCAATTCATTAGGGTGGTTCGAGCGATATGTATTCGGGCCAGCAGTGGAAACCGCCGCTCAATTCGATGTCCCGATCCGCGCCAGTGCCGTCCAGCACGATATCGTTCGGCCCGCAAAGCAGGAACTTTCCCGCTGGCGTCGGATCGTCGAACTTATCGACAGCAATCGCCAGTGCGCTGCCGCCCCCCATCGGTGGCCCTGTCCAGTAAATCCTGACTTGCCGCTGGCTCATTCCAGGCGTGAAGTATTGGCCGAACACCACCGTCAACCGACTACAACAGCCCATCGGTTCTTCCAGCGTGTAGCAGACGCAAGGCACCCACGTGAAACCGATTGGAAAACTGCCGCTTTCACCAACACACAGCCCCGATGGTGAGGGTGCAAGGTCTTCTCGGTCCAAAACAAAACTGCCGTATTGCGCATCGCAGCAAGCGGGCTGGTCGGGTCTCGACGGTGGCCCCACCGTGACGGTCAAGGTTTCGGGATTGCCCCAAGGGTAGAAGCAGCCAAGCGAGCAATCGGGGCAGTCTTTGTAGCGGAAGTAATTTGGCTGGTGGTTGTCGTGGTAAGTTTCCCAAATCCACACGTTGTCTATTTGCAGCGTGCCGATACCAACAAACGTCGCCCACGGTTGGGGATTCGCCAGCGACAAGCCAAACAGCGATTGACTGTTGGTGCTATAGACTCCCTCCCCATTGACCAGCACGTATGGCCCGCAGAATTGCAGGTGCAGCCACTCGCCACTATTGAGCGTGTAGGGACAACTTACCTCTTCGTCCAATGCCGTTTGCGAGGGAGTGCCGATCCATTGTTCGTCGTAGTTGAGGCGAGTTAGCGCGTTGAAATTAGAAAACAAATCGACGTAGCCCTCTCCCTCAAATCTCAAGTCGAACTCGATTGCCACGCCACCCGGATAACTTCCGGATATCGCGGTTGAACTCAAACTCGTAGGTGATCGGCCAGTAGAAAATATTTTGATTGCCGACCATTGCCGACAGTCGCCCGGGCGTCGAGATGTTCGCGACCTTCACCTTGCGAGCGCCGAAGCCGTTCCACGAAGTGCTATTTACGGAGTCGCGGTATTCGTCGGCCAGGAAGACGCTGTAGCTGGGTTCGTTCCTAGTATAGACCAAGGTTGGGCGCGAGTCGTCTCGCTTGTTCGCTGGGTCGTAGGGAATCGGGGCGTCTGGTCGCCCAGCGTGTCTCGCCTGAACTGTGTCTTTGCTCGGTCGAACTGTTCCTGTGTAATGAGTCCAGCCATCAGCAGGCCCTCGGCCTCGCCTATCTGCTGCTCCAATCTCTCGCGTGGTGTCTTTATTTGGTCGATGAGGTTCGTCGCTCGCTCTTCTAGCTGTTCAGCCGCTCGATTGGCCTGCTCTTTCGCCTCACGTTGTTTTTCCAGTCCGGCCAGTTGGTTCGTGAGTGCTTCGGCCTCGGCGATTAGTGCGGCATCGACTCCCTTAGAACGCAGCTCGTAAATCTTCGCGGCCTCGCTGCTCATCCCAAACGTATCGACCTGCAGTTGCAATTTGTCGATGAGGTCTTGGGTGTCCTCACTAGCCTTTGCCGCCGCCTCGGCTACTTCATCGACCGCAACCGCATGTGTCTGTGCGGCTGCCGCGGCCTGCTCGGTATCTCGTTTGAGCCCCTGATACCAGTCTCGGAAGGCAGAGCCCATTCCTGCCTGATCCCATCCTTTGTCGGCCTCATTCAGCATTACCTGATTCTGGTTACTCCACTGCTGCATCCAGTCGCGGAACTCTTTCCGCTTGTCCTTGCTCATTCGCATGGTGGGCGTAGCGGCAAACACGGTCAGTCGAGCAAGCTCGCTCGCACCAGCCTGCAAGTACCGAAAGACCTTGCCGATTTGCGAGACGATATCGAGAACAACTGCGAATCCCTCAACCATCACGTCGATTGAGGACTGAATTGACTTTCCAAACCCGTTGGCATTTTGAGCCGCATCCGTGAACTGTTTGGCGACCGCTTCAAGCAGAGGAGCGAGCCCTACGGCGAGCGACTTGCCGATGCCCTCAAAGGCAAACGACACTCGATCTAGCGCGTCGTTGGCCTGATTCACCTTTTCCGCATCAACATCGGAGAGACTGACGCCGAGCCGCCTTGCTTCCTCACGTAGTGCCGCAATCCCCGATTTGCCCTGGGTCAGGAGTGGCAACAGATCAAGGCCCGCCTTGCCAAACAATTTCATCGCAAGCGCGGCACGATCCGCTGGGCTCTTGACGTTGGCTATGGCGTCGGCGATTTGTTCAAGTGTCCGGTCGGGTGCTTGGTTCGCCAGGGTCTTGGCATCGAGCCCGAGTTGTTTCAGGGCATCCGACGCGCCGCCTCTCCCGGTGCTGGCGGCATTCGAGAGATTGACGAGTAGTTTCTTGATTCCGTTACCAAGTGTCTCGAACTCAACATCCGTTAGCTTCGCTGCGTATCGCAGCTCGCTGAGACTTTGAACGCTGACTGAGGTTTTGTTGGACAGTTCGCCCAACTCGTCGGCCAACGACATTGCATCTTTCGTTAAACTGACGATCTTGGTGACCGCGACTCCTGCCCCGATGGTCGCGGCGAGACCCGCGAAAAGAGAATTGGCCGAAGTGGCGGCTGCTCCAAACGACCCGAGCACAGTTTGGGCCTTCTGAATGCCCTTTGAGAAATGCTCTGTCTGAGCGCGAAGCAGAGTGTCGATTACCCCGATGAGTGCCACGCCTTATTTAGGGCGATGGTCAATGATCTTGGTCTTGTTCGCGGCCGCGGCCATGTCGAAGTACATGCGAAGTCGGATTTCCTGTTCCTTTGGCGACTGGGGACGCTTTCGCTTAACCGGCATGAAGTCCTGCGGCTTGTAGCGGCGTTTGCCGTGGCTCAGAAGATTGCACTCGACCGCGCACCCAATTCCAGTTTGCAGCCACGGATCGGGCAGAGGCTCGATAGCGTCGTAGGCCATCCACCAGAGAATCTCATCAAGTCCGTCGATAGTGCCAAGGGATGCGGTCAGTTCCTTGAACGTCTTGCCGAGGACTCTCGCGAGGCGGAAGGCAAATCGCCTATCGCCTCGCTCAATCAGTTTTTTTCGAGTAGTTCCTGATCCTGCTTCGTGATGTATGCGAAGTCGTAGTAGTGATTGACCAGCGCCAAGGCGAGAGACGAATCAATGTCTCGCAGCTCATCGGGCGAGCCAAACAGTGGCGTTCCGCCCTCGTCCACGAGTGCATGGCACAGGATATAGAGCGGTCGGTCCTTAGCGGACTCCATCTCGACCTGCTGAGCCCAGGAAAGGCGTTTCAGTAAATACGTGTGGCCCTCGACTTCGACTCGGCGAACGGGCCTATTGAAAAGGTGGTGCTTCATTAGACGGTTATGGTTACGTCGCCAGAGATCGACAGCACGATTTCGGCCCGCACGAGTCCTTCGACTTCGATGCCGGTCGGCTTGAACTTCGTGAGGATCGCCGCAAACGTGTAGACGCTGGTATCGACGTTGCTGTAAAGAATCTTCCAGTTCCGCACCGCAGGCGCGGCGATGAGGCTCGTCAGTGCCGCATGGGTGGTCTCGGCAGGATCGTACAGAATCGTTGCCGGAACATCGCCCCAGTCGCCGATTGTGGGCAGCCTCGTCTTCGTAGTGCTGAGAAGATGAAGCGTCTCGACTGTGCCGACGCTCGCATCCGGGCCTTCGATTGATTCGACCCAGGCGATGTCGGTGAAAACCGACACGATTTCAAGTTGGAGTTTACTACCTCTTCCGACGAATGGTGCTGGCATGATACCTCTGGCGTTTTAAGACAGAGGTATCTAGGGCCGCTCGTTTGAATTTTCGACGCACTACCGATGCCAGAGTTTCCAGTCCTGCCGAATCCAGTAGAGCGCGGTGTCGGATCCGCTCGTGTGACGGCTGTAGGCTTCGGATTCGTTTTCCAGCACCGCCGAGAGAATCTGCGTCTGATTCATCGCCCCTCGATAGCCTTGCAGTCGCTCTCGGACTTGCTGCGCCAAGTAGATGCAGTCTCGATAGCGGCTGGCTCGAATCGTCAAGGCAAAGCGAGGCGCACGGACACCCGACGATCCTTGCAGATGCGACGGGTATTCGGCCTCGACCAACTCATAGACGATGCAGACCTGGGCCGGATCATGGGTCGCCGATACTTTGCCAGGAAACACCTTTGCCAGATCGTGCAGATAAGCGTATAGGCTCTGCTCGATTTGTTCGCTGGTGACGACCGACGAGAACTGAAAGACAGGAATCGACTCCTGAAAGGCAATTCGGAAGTCCATTACGCGAACGAAAAGCGCTCGATCTGAGCCGTCCTGATCGAACACGTCGTTATCGAATTGGTTGATGAGTTCGGCATTCTGGCAAGGCACATTCCCCAACTGCCCCTGGTACTGATCCAGAAGCGACTTCATCTCGGCTGCGAGGTTGATCTTCTCTATCTCGGTTTCGGCCAGGATGTCGAACTGGACTCTGGCAACCGAATGGCCCGCTGCCCCTGCAAGATGGTGATGGTGATTGTTCGCAATGACTCGATAGACGATTGCGGGGAGTTGTCCGGCTTGCGGAAAGTGATGCGGATAGATGGCGGTCGGCATTCCTTATTTACAGGTTCGCCGAGAGATATTGATGCAGACCCTCTTGGAGCGACTGATACCAGTTGGCCTTGATCGTGGCCGATGCCTCGACCACGCCGCCCGCTTTCAGTTGCACGGCCTCCTGGCAGGTAGCGGAGACCGATACCGAGACCGTAGCACTGGCTGGCAAAACCGAGACCACCTGACCAGTGGCACTCGCGGAGCAAACGAGATTCGCGGAAGCGAGTCGAGTGGCGAGACCCGATGCGGTCGCGAAAGCGCTGCCGCTCGCACTGCCCGATGCGTTCTGATTCCTGATCTCTGAAGCCGCGATCGTGACCGAGCCAACGATTGAGGCGAAGCTCGCCTTTGTGTGAAGCGAAGCTGCGACCGCCGATGCAGTGCCGGTCGTCTCGCCCGCCGCGAGCTGCGTTCGGGCCTCTTGTGCAGAGGCGAGTACAGCACCCACGACCGATGCCGAAGGTCGAGCATGATAGACCGTCGTGGTAATCGTGGCCGTCGCTGATCCGGCTGCCTGCACTCTTGGCTTGGCGTACAGAATGGCTGAGGCGGTCGTGACCGCCGAGCCCTGCAATGCACCTGAGGTCAAGAGCGAGGCAGTTTGAACGGCTGTGGCCGATGCGATTGATCCTCCGCTTGCCGAGGATACAAGCGTGGCCTGAATCTGGCCGGTCGCGGTCGCTGATCCTGACGCCATCGCGGACGGTCGAGCATTGTAGGTGGTGATCGCAGTGCAGGTCGTTGTTGCCGAGATCGAGGCAGACGCAATCTGTATTTTCGATTCAGTCGCGGTCGCGCTGGCGGTGCAGGAAGCGATTCCACTTGCCAAGACCTGCGCTGTCTGGGTGGCAGATGCGTTCGCAGTTCCGGTCGCGGCTGCGGTCGGTCGAGCAGTCAGAACCGTCGATGCCGATACGGTCGCTGATCCAGCGATGCTTCCAGCAGCAAGATAGGTCCGCAGTGCCGAGCCCCAGATCGTCGCCGATCCGGCAACTACCGCCGAGGCCATCGCGTCGTGCTGGGTCGTACTCGTCGCCGTCGCCGTTCCGGTCGCTGATCCAATGAGCCCGAGGATTTGCTGCCAGGACGCCTCGCCGCCCAGAACTACACCGCCGAATGCCCCGATGTGCTGCGAGACTATTGCCGATCCACCGCATAGCACGCCACCACTGGCGGAATTCGCGAACACACAAGCCGCCGTGGCGGTTGTGCCGGTCCGCGCCGCGCCGCTGTGGAAGGGGTTGTACTGAACCTGCACCGTACCTGTCCCTGCCGCCAGCGCTCCGCCATTGATTGCATACCCGTAGGAATGGCTTGCCGATCCTGCCGCCAGGATCGTGCCGCCAGCGGTCGGGTTGTAGGTCGCTGGTGCGGCTGCAGAACCTGCCGCCAGAATCGTGCCACTTGCGGTTGGGCGGTAGGTCGCTGGTGCGGTGGTCTGTCCAGCCGCAACAGCACCACCCGATACACCAACCAAGACCGAAACCGTGGCGCTGCCTGCCGCCAGCACGCCACCAGTTGGGGTTGGGTTGTATCGAGCGGTTGGGGTTGCCGAGCCAGCCGCCAACACTCCACCACTCGTGGTCTCGGTTATCGGCCCTCCCGAATCCACAGTCAGATAGACCGCTGTAATGCGGTGGGCATTGTTGCTGGTGGCCTTTGCTCCCGCCTGCGCATCGGCCAATGTCTCGGCGTTCCACAGTGTCAGGTTGCGGCGCGTGGAGATGATCGACCGATAGCGATAGGTGGAGTCGATGGTGGTGCTATCCGTGTTGGTTTCTTCCGTCAGTCCCTTCAGAATGACATGGACTGCCGATGCAGACGACGGGCAGCGCGCCCAGCACTGCGCACGCACTGCATTGACCACCGTTCCCACGGAGGGCGGGGCGAAGTTCAATAGGACTTCGTGATTATTCGTGCTGGTGCTAACGTAATCGGTATCGCTGTTGTGGGGTCGGTCGTCGGTGGCTTCATAGGTTGTGCCGCTGCTCGCTGTCCAGTCTGAACTGTCGCCGGTGGCGTTCGGGGTCGCGAGTGTGCAGCCACCCCCGCCAAACCACTGATCCTGTCCCAGAATGTAATCGTCATAGTAAACGGTATAGGCTGGGGTTGCTCCCCAAGCAGAACGTTTCCCCAAGCCCACCCATTGCAACTTGTTTTCAGTGGCGAGTGCGGTAACGCCAGTGTATTGCTTGCTCACCACTTCGACGCCATTGATCCTTACCTTCAGGTCAAAGGTCTCTGCACCAGCATCGGCCAATTCATAGACTTCGCACCGATGCCAGACACCAGCCGCAATCGACGCACTACCCGGCTCTAAGTCACCAGCATAGCCCGCGTACATATTGCCAGAATCGTAGAGATACACCTGCGTGGCCTCGTGTCCGCTTACTCCACCGTCGTAGTAGAACGTATGGAATATCGGCAAATAGGCGGGCTCGCCGGGATAGGCTGCAATGCGGAAATAGAAGCGATGGTAAAACTTACCACTGACGTTGAAGTAGTGAGTCGAGGCTGTGCCGTTCTGTCCCCAAATCAGTGCATAGCCCTGCACTCCGTCAATCAGTTTTAAGGCGTAGTTGCCGGTGCGGACAATCGACGATTCGCGCTCGATTGTGGTGGAGTCGCCATCGGTGTACTGCCATTCGCCGCCATCCGCCTGCGTGGCGTGCTGAATCCCGGTCTCGAAACCGGTAAAGGCGAGTACGGTTCGCAGCCATTCAGAACTGCCCGCGACTTTCACGCCGCCTGTCCCGGTCTCGTTGTAGGTTGGCATACCCTATGTAGTGACAAGACGAAACGAAAAGAGCCTCGCAATCTGCGAGGCTCTTTTGTCGGTTCTGTTAATGGAGACCGACATGATCCTAGGCGAATTGAATATCGAGAGCACCAATCGGAATCGTCAGGCTGTCCCCGTTGTTGATCGTGCGACTCGCGGCGAATGCACCATGAAAGAGAACGTTGCCCGCTCCGTGGGTCGCACTGTCGGCGACAACGAAGTGCGTAATTACTCCCCAGTTGCCACCCGATGCCGTCCAGTTGAGGGCCGAGGCGTTGTCGGTTAGGCCATCGGTCGCGCTCGCTGCCGTCCAGTTGGCGTCGGACGGATTCAACGTCTGTCGAGCATAGCCGTTGCTGTTGGCGACTTCGGTGATCGTCGCGCCGGTACTGGCATCGGTCGGTGCGGCAGTGCAGAGCGCTACCGCCAAGGTCGTGGGTTTCGAGAACGTTCCGGTTCTGAAGATGTGCTTCCGCAGCTCAGCTCTGGATACCGGAGGTCAGGTGAAAGCAGGCCGACTCCGACACAAGGTTACGTTTCACCAGTACTTCGAGACCCAGGACACGACGGGTCACGCTATCAAGACCTACACGCCGTTGGCGACTCGTTCGGTCTCAATCGAGCCGCTATCGGGTCGAGAGCTGGAGGTCGCGCGACAAGTCAATGCCGAAATCACGCACAAAGTGGAAATGCGGTACTTAGCAAATCTCTCGCCACGCCTCCGCTTCCTGTTCGGTAGCAGGGTGTTCGAGATTCTCTCAATTCTGAATATCGAGGAAAAGAAGAAACAACTGACGCTGCTATGCGTCGAAAGGGCCGCGTGAGTGACTTCACAACAAAAGGAATAAAAGAAACGCAGAAGGCACTGCGTGATTTAGAAAACAAAGTGCGAAATAAGATCGTGCGAACTGGACTGCGATCAGGAGCGAAGCCGCTTGCCTCCGAGACCAAGCACCTTGCACCGGTCGGCGAGACCGGCGATCTGCAAAAGGGAATCAAGGTCAGGTCTGCGAAGAGGAAGCGAAACAGCCAGGGGATGGTAATTCGGCTCAATTCCGAAGACGTCCACTATGGCGGTCATCAGGAGTTCGGCACGCACAACCTCGATGGCACTTGGCGTATCGAGCCGCGAGGTTTCCAGCGTCAGGCATACGAAACCAAGGGCGAGACCGCGAAGGACATCGCGCTCAAGACCTATCGCGACGAAATAGAAAAGGCCGCACGAAGAAAATAGCACTCGGCACTCATAGATACCGCTATGAGTGCCATGAGTGATTATCTCGAGGGTGCCCGGCAAGCAGTCGACCTGTCTGCTCTAATTCCTTCGACACTGTTCCGAGCAAGACCGATTCGCGGTTCTCGTACCAATGACCAGCGAGAAACCGGACTGCCTGCTTCTCTCGCGGCGGAATAGCCGCACTATTGGGATAGCCAGCGGTGTAGTTGATCTTGACCGCCTGGGCGACGGCCTGGGTCTCGGGCCAGGACTCATCCGTTTTCAACTCGATTGACCCGACCCCATCAGTCAAGACCCGATAGTTTGCAGCGGGAAAGGTCTGAAGCGTGCCGGTTGAGTCGAGGTATTGAACGGACTCGACTGACAAGAGCGGCGGGTAGAGCAGCTCAATCCTTCGTTCTGCTGGAAACTCATCGAGCGTCAGGCGGTAGGTCGCGGTAATGAGCGCGATGTTCGCAAGCCCCTGAATCACGTCCGAAGCGGCAACGATGTACTGCTTGATGAGGTCGTCTTCGCCTGACTCCTCGATTCGCTGGTGAAGTTTAAACTCCGTCAACGTGACCGGCAGATTGTTCAGATCGTAGGCACCGGTGCGGATCGTCTCACTTCTTGTCACGCTTTACCTCGGCGGTTCGGCGTTCAATCGGTGCGGCCCACTGCCACTCGATGTACTTCCGGGCCTGGGCGTCGGGCAGATCGTAAATCGTGTTGGCCTGATAAGACCCCTGTTTCTCAGCCACGCTCGTAATCATTTTGACTAACATATCGGAGATACCTCACTATTCGGTAAAGGGTGCGATAGTAGTATTTAGGCGACCAGCGTGCGTCTTGAACCTGCTCGGCCCAGTAATGATCCTCGATGGGCAGGATGTAGAGAAACGAAGCGATTAGCCTCGCTCCGTTTTCGTGAGTCGGGTTCTGTTGGTATTGAGTCCAGGCCCGTTCGTAGTCGGGCTCGACATACTCGGCGATACCGGACTGCACGTAGAACTGCTCTTTGCGAGGGTCGAAGCTGCGGACTTCGCCCCGATACCAGCCACGAAAGTCGTAGCCGATGTAGATATGGCCGTCCTGAAGCATCCTCACCATAAACGAAAAAGCCCTCGACCTATTGCGTCGAGGGCTCTCTTCATTCTCTGCATCGTAGGGATTACGAAGCAGCGTGTACCAAGTGCTTGAGCGCTCGGCTA